CTTCGTCTTTTGCTGGTTTGCTCATTTCTTTGTTTCCTTTCCAAGCATTGGGATAAAATCGTCTAGGCGCAGGATGACAACGGTTTCGCGCCCGTCTCCCCTTGCCACCACAACCGGGATTTGCCCCGGCCTGGCGGCGCGTGTGCATTGGTCTAGCCAGTCATACACGGCGATGCTGGCCCGGCGCTTGCACTCGATCATGTACGCGCCGATGTCGATGTCTCCACCGCCATCGCGCGTCTGGTCCAGATTGCGCGCAGCGTCTATGCCGGCGTCCTTCAGCGTGTTGACTACGTCCCGCTCAAAGGTTGCGCCCTTGGTTCGCTGCGCCTTGCCCATCAGTTTACTGCCTCATCAAACGCCATGATAAACTCGGCAGCTACTTGCGGGACAATCGCGTTACCGGAGCCGCGCAATCTGCCCACGTCGCCGGGTATCCTTGCAGCCACAGGGAAAAGCGCGGGTTCAGCGGCAATGCGCGCCTGTCCGTCCGGGCGGTCAACGGTGATGGTGGCGCCATTCCATTCTGCGACACCAGCTTGCATTGTAGGTCTAGGCTGTCCGCTATGCCCTGCTGCGCCCTGGCTATGCTGACGCCGTTGTTCTTGGCGTCCCTCGCCCTCGGCGTTGCCCAGCCCATAAAATAGACTTGCTGCACCAGCGTCACTTGCGCGCGCTCTTTCCCTTCCATTTTCCTCCGCGCTTGTACTTTCTCTAGATCGTACGTGCCCCTCTCGCCATCCCAGCTTGTCGGGGTTCTCCACCCAACCGCCGTCTGCAAATTCATACCCCCCTGCCGCCCCTGCGTGCCCGGTCCCGTGCTGTCCGTAGCGTTGGGTGTCGGCCACCCAATAAAGTCTTTGCCGGATGTGCGGCGCGCCGACGCCCGCAGCGCACAGATCGGCAGCCCCGCAGGCATATCCCAATGCTTCCAGATCAGCGCGTACTCCTGAGAGCCATTCACGCCCATCCTTGCTCGCAACCTGTTCTCCAAAGACCGTTGCAGGCTGGCACTCGGAGATGAGGCGCTGAAAAGCGGGCCAGAGGTGTCGTTCGTCGGCATGGCCTTGTCGGCGTCCTGCGCTCGAAATCGGCTGACACGGGCAGCTTCCGGTCCAGACGGGGCGGCTGTCGCTCCATCCGGCTTGGCGCAGGGCAAGGCTCCATCCTCCGATACCAGCGAAAAAGTGGCACTGGGTGAACCCGAAAAGGTCGCTGGGTTGGACATCCTCGATGCTCCTATCATCCACAATGCCATGCGCGATGTGCCCAGCGGAAACGAGGTTCCGCAACCACTGGGCAGCAAACGCATCATTCTCGTTATAGTAGGCAGCCATCAGAACGGTACATCATCGTCAAAGCGGGTGCTGCCGCCTGGCCGATACGTGTTCTCCCGCTCCTTCACCTTGTCAGGGTCGGGCTTCCAATCGGGGTCCGGCTTCCAGCTATCAATGCTGAGGCTGACCATCGGCCCGCGGCGGCTGGTTTTCTGCCATCCCGCCAGTTTGACCTGTTCGCCGGCCTTGTAATCCCGATCCAGCACCAAATTGCCCTTGTAGTCAGGGCCTTTCTCGGAACGCTTCTCGGTGCTGAAAATGGCGCCCTTGCCGGGCTTATCGGCGTAACTGCTGCTCATTCTGCGGGTTCCTCTTGGGTTTCCGGTTCCATCCAGCCCATGTTGGCTTGCTTAAAGGCACGCAGCTTTTCCAGCTTCTCATCCTCCGGGATGCGCTGGTTAGCCGCGATGCTGTCCACCACCTTGTAATAGGCGCTGTAGGCTGCCGCCTCGGTTTCAAAACTGGCGTAGATCGTGCCGTCAGGCTTGAAAAGGTGGACGGCATAGTCGGGCAGGGGTTCAGGCTCTGGCTCTGGCATCACGTCCACCACCTTAGCGCCCTTGGGCGGCGTGAAGTCCTGCACCTCCTCTGGCGTATACACACCAGCCACACACGCGGGAAACACGGTGCGGATGCCCTCGGAAATGCACCTGGCGCGCATCATCGCCCGCGGGTAGTTGCGCCAGTTCTCCTTTTTGTTGAAGCCCAGCCGGTGGGCCATCTCCATGTTCCAAGTGATGGACACTTCACCACCCTGCGGATGGCTGAACACGCCCGTGACCACCTCATCGGTGTAGCTTGTCCAGTTCACCTTGCCGCCGCTGGTCTGGAAGCGGGCCAACATGGCGTCACTCTTGAGCGCGGGGCGGCCCTGGATCACATGATAATCCCGCATGGCGATGGCCGGGTGCATGTCCTCGGCCTGGCACAGCAGCATGATAGCCATAGCCTCGGCTTGGTTCTTAAAACCAAACATTTTGCTGTCGGCTGCCACCTGCGCCATCTTTTGGATGTCGGCCATGGGAACAATGTTACTCATCGCCCACGACCTCCCCGAGCGTGCGGTTGCACTTGACCAACTCGCCGGCCACGCCAGAGCGCAGCACGAACAACAGGTTTTCCCGGTTCGTTTTGCCCATCTGCGGCAGTGAGTGCAGATCACGCTCGCTCATTTTGAGCACGTCAGACCAGACGATCGCCGGATCGTGCGCCATCAGCACGGTCTTCACACGCTTGGGGATGTCCGTATCCGCCACGCGCCATTCTTTCCAATCGCTCATTCTGCTTTCTCCTTCAAAAGAAACCGGCGGCTGCCGGGCTGTTCCACCACGAAACTCTCGTAGATGTCGGGATATGCGGACTTAAACATGTCCGCGGAAAACCTCTTGGAAGCCTTCGCACTCTTCCATGTGGCGAGCGTGCGCCCGTCCAGCGTCTGGATTTCTTCGTTGTCGCCCATTGCACGCTGTATAGCCGTCTGTAGGCGGTCTTCCTCGGCTTCAAAGGCTTTTATGGACGCCTTGATGCCCGCAAGCCTCTTAGCCGCCTGCTCAAGCTCTAGGGAGGCTGTAGCGATGCCCTCAGTGCTGGCCGGGTAAGCCGCTTTGCACTGGCTGACGGTCTCAGGATCCGGCAGGGTTCCAGCCTCCACCATCGCCCAAAGCTTCGCCATCTGCGCTATCTGGCCTTCCTTCTCATCCTCTGAGAAGTCCAGCCTGAACGTCCTGAAACGCTGCCCGCCAAACAGGATGCACAAATAGACGGTGGACACGCCGAAACAGGCCGCTTCATGGCAGCATTGCGCCCAATCCGCGTTAGGCACACGCACAGGCTCGCCAGGTTCGCTATATTGGTGGATGTGCAGGGCGTTGTAGTTCTTGCACTCCACCAGGAACGAATTGTCCTGCGCCATATAATCGCCATGGGACTTCAGCCACGGGTGCTTGGGATGAGTAGCCACGGCATCGCCCAAGGCTTTGAGTTGGCCGAGTTCCTCAGATGCGAAGGCTGCGATGGTGCTCTCCATGCGAAGGCCCATCTGCACAACCTCAACCTCGCTCAGATCGGGGCGCTCGCTGCGGCCAATCTTCTCGGCCACCACCTCAAATGCCTTGCCGCTGACAGCCCGGCGGCTATCGGTGCTCCACCAGGCGCTGCGGCGCTCGTCTGCGCTAAAACCGCTCATTTCATTGTCTCCCCGACCTCATCAGCCGCCACACCGACTATCACCTCAGAAAACGTGACCTCGCTCAAAGGTATTTGTTTGGCCTCAGCAATTTTTGTTGCCTGCTTATGGAGAGCACGCATAACGGCTATCGCACCACGCTCAAAAACCACGGCAAAAATGTCATCGGCCATTTTCAATTCCTGTTCGAATAACACTTTGTCTATTCTCATATCACCACCTCCACCAGCTTACGGCTGCCCGCGAAATACTTGTTAATCGCCGTCGCCAGAGCCGGAAGCATCACGGTTGGGAGATAGATGGCATCGCGGATCAACTCTTGATCGTCGTTTTCCATCACGATTTGGATGTGAGCGGAGTCGTCATCAATGTCTAGATAAACGGTCCAGAGATCGTCCGAATCGGCGTGTTTGCCAAAAAATACTTCTTCCATTTGCGCTGTCCCTTTCCTGTTATGGCGCGACACACACTTTACGTGTGGTTTTGACCGGGTCAAGCAGGAAAATGCAAAAGGCCAAAAAAAAGCCCCAGCGGTTAGGCCAGGGCTGAGTTTGATTTTGGGAAAGGAACACAATGACATTGCTGCC